GAGCCGTTGTCCACCGGCCGTGTTCGTAGCGGTAGCGACAAAGGTATTGATGTCCTCTTGGTTTGAAAAGCGCACAAACATCGGATCCTGTGTTGCAGGAGTTCCGATAGTGCCTTCCGTTCCAAAGCAGACGAGATGGCGATCGGGGGTCGACACCAAAGCATAGTTGCTCTTGGTTGGAGCGCCACTAATGGCCGTAGCACGAGTGGTCAGGTTGAGCGGATCGGGATCCCATTGATAGATCCCGCCATTGACGACCTGCATGATGAGCTTCTCGCCAAACGTGTCGAACTGCCACACTCGCGAGTACAACGCGACGCCGACACCAGAGGTACGTGGCGTGCCCCACGTACCTACGCCCCAGGCACCGACACCCCAGCCGTAGTCGAAATAGCTGATGTCCGAGCCGACGTTGATCTGATAGGCCGCAGTTGCGCTACCCGCACCGCTTACGGTTGATGTAGCAGGCGTTGGGACAGTAATTTGGTAACTGTTGGGGTTAATGACCTGCCCTACCTCAAACTCATTGTTCAAGGTCGCATTGGTCACGCCACCGGGGTCTCCAGCGGCACTACTAAAGGTCACAAAGTCGCCTTCGATGGCCCCGTGGGCGGTGTCGTTGACCACAACGGTCGTACTGCCGTTAGTTGTGCTAAAGGTAACCGCCCCGGTGTCTCGGATTGGGGTGATATCGCCCCAGCTACCGCCGTACGAGATATAAACCTTCTTCGAAGTGCCCACCACGAGGTACGGAGCACCGTCCAGGCTGTTCCACGAGAACACTTCGCTTGGCATACCGACCAAGTAGGTCAACGAACCGCCAAACGCGGTCCATCCGCCGATCTTTTCAGGCAGGCCGTACCGAAAACGGATGTAATCGCTGTCGATCCACCCGCCTTCAGCGCCGTACTCGGTGTTTTGCTTGTCTACACCGGGCTTGAGAAAGAGTCTGAAGTATGCCATGACCGCATGTTACTTGATTGGGCCGCCGACGAGCCACGCGTCACACGTCCGGTCGCCAGCGCACTTGAAGTGAAAGAGCTCGCAGTAGCCCAAATTGGCTGCCGCGACCACATCCGGGGCGTAGTTTTCGTGCTCCTCGCTGGGGTCTTCGATGCCGTTCTCGATACAAGTCAGCATCTTCGGGGTTTGGATGAACGCAGCACAGTTGCCACAGCGCGCCTTCTTGGCCTCACGCACCGTGGTCGACCAGAGCTCGGCCTTCTTGTCCCAAAACGCACGCGACTCGGCTTCCGGGTTCAGCGGACCGTACCCATACTCCTTTATCGCATTGTTTCGGTTCTTGAGATTGATGTGGATGTCCATCGTCGCTTCCGGGCAGCCCTTCTGGCCGCGCTCGTACGACTTGCGGATCTCCTGCCCAATCGCATCCTTCTTAACGCTGGCCATGACTCACCTGTACTGCGCTGTCTTTCGAGCAATCGACTTCGGCTGCTTTACGAATTGCTTCCCTTTAGCTTTGCCACGGCGCTTCGCAGCCGTTGTACGAGCGTATTCTTGAGGGCTGAGACTCTTGATCGCAGCTTCTGGAAGGTATCGCTCACCAGTTTTGCTAGACGGTTTACCACTTTTTGTCCTCCACTTTTGAGCGGTCCAGTTCTTCAGTGACTGTTGCGGGGCCTTCACTTGCCGCGCTCCTCAATCAACTTGACCCGCATTTGCAGGTCATAGATTTTATCCAGCAGTTCTTCTTTCTGCCTCTGCCGACTAGCAGCACTAATCGGGCTATCGGTCGGGACGCCTTCCGGCGTAATCAAAGCGGGCATCTTGCCTTCGATAGCAATCAGACGATTGTTGAATGATGTGATTTCCGACAACAACCAGCCCACATCGGCCAGCAGGACGGGAAACAACATGTCTACGATTTTTTGCATGTTCATTTGGAATTCTTACCGTTCAGTAAGTCAAACAAGGTCTTTATCTTATCTTCCAATATGGCTACGCGAAGGTCTAACTTCGACAGCACAATAATCAGGGTGATTAAAGCAAGTAGGATTGGCCATGCCCTGGTTAGGATCTCAAAGAGATCAACGGTATCCACCGCCCTTCTCCTTGTATTTTTTAGCCAATAGTTGTGCCTTGCGCGCGGACCACTGTCCTGCCTTGGTGCCCTGTACCGCTCGAGCCTTGATCGACTCGAACAACTGCTTACGCATGCTCGGCTTCGTGTAGTTACCGGCAGCGTTTACCCTGCTCTTGGCTTTCTTCGGCATCATCGTACTCCCGTTAGATACAGTGCACGCTCGTCGTTACGACGCTTAACGAGTCCCGGCAACACTCGGCCCCCCGCCTTTGTCCACTTCAAAAACTCTTCGGCTGCTTCCTCAAAATCCCCACGATTCGTCTTCATCCGAAGGGAAGAGCGTTGGAGATTGCCAAGGCCCACGTTGAAGGCAAAACTAACGAGACTATCGAAGATTCCTTGACGGCCAACAGCAGCAGGGCAAAGTCGAACCACGCCACGCTCAAACCGGCCAAGGTCTTGAGAAAGTATCCCGTCCACCTCGTCCATCGTGAGAGTGCGATCCCACCCCGCGGGTATCGGTAAATGACGACGTTCCTCATACTTCACCGCAGTGTGGGTAGGCTCTATAACGTGTCCAACTCCGACCGTCCACAACAATGCCGGACACCGATAAGGACGTGTTCGTACGCCCTCGTGGTGTTTGATCATGTCAATAGCGGCCTTGGAGACTTTCACTTCTTACCGAATGCCTGCGTGCCAAACCAAAATGCGATGATCGAAGAGAGAATCAGCATCTCGTCATCCGAGAATACTTCAGCCATCGCAGCGGCAAACGGCACACCCGTGTTGTAGGCATACCAAACACCGGCAATGTTGATAGCAACCAATTCCAGCACGAAGATGTAGGTCACAACCGGACGCACCGAAGCGCGTAGGTTGATCATCCACTGACTCGCGCCTTTGCCAATCTCCATGTCGTGCTGATACAGGGCTTGGCGCTCTTCGCCTGCCGTCTGAGTTTGGATCTGCTCTAGTTTGATTTCCTCAACCCGAGCCTGCGCGAGAAAGCCACGCTCGGCCAAAGCAAGCTCACGCTCTTTTTGAGCGGCAACAAGCGCCAACTCATGCTTCTTATCCTGCCGGTCTTGGAAGATTTGCAGGATCTTGGGTAGCCCACCCGCGAGGAACGACAGGAAGGTTGAAACCATTGTCATCATGGGTGCGTCCTCTTGTACTCATCGAACTCGGTTTTGAGTTCTTGGATGGCTTTGATTAACGGGGCTATCAACTCTTCGTAGCCGAGCGATAAAACGGCATCGCCACCTTTGATGCTGTGGTCTTGATAACCACCAAAATCTACGCCCATCGCATCCATCGTGACTTTGACTTCTTGGGCCACCAAGCCATAGTGGAAGCGGCTGCGTTTATGTGTTCCGTCATGAGTTAGATTGGCAAGTTTGCAAGCCTCACTCCATGCGCTCCATTCTTCTGGGGAGGCATTTTCGTCTGGTTTAGGCGGTTTGTAATCTTCTCGCATATCCCAGCGGAACATGCGCGGCTGTAACTGCATTACAAAAGCAAGCCCAAGGTTTGAGTCTTGGATGTCGGCCTTGTCACGCGAATCAGAACGATTTTGAACCGCGCCATAGGCGTAAGTCGTTGTTGCTGAATCGCCTAATTGAACTTGATTGTCTCCTGTTACCGCCGAACTTGAGCCAACACCAGTTGTATTGTCGTAATTGGTGCTATCAAGCGCATCTGTTCCTAAAGCGGTGTTGTAACTTCCGGTTGTACAGGCAGACATAGTACTTCTGCCAAGAGCCGTATTTCTAAAGCCAGTTGTAATTCCGGCTCCAGCAAACCAACCAATCGCGCTGTTTCCGCTTGCGCTTGTTAAAGAGCTAAGTGCGCCAAGCCCGATGGCCGTATTTAAAATGCCATCGGTGCAAACCAATCCGGCTTCTTCGCCAACAAACGTATTTGAGATGCCGCTTGTAATCGCTGTCCCGGCATTCTTTCCAATTGCGGTAGTGCCTGTTCCGCTTGTGACACTGTCGCCAGCGTTGACGCCAAGTGCGGTGAGCGAAGAGCTCGTAACGCCCGTCAGTCCCCCGGTTGCTGCAATGGTAATACTGCCTGCTCCGTTGGTGATAGAGACACCAGTACCAGCGGTCAGTGTTGCCTTGGTAAGCGTGTTCCCTGTGGTGTCGCCAATTAAGAGCTGCCCATTGGTATAGCTCGTCTGCCCTGTGCCACCATTAGCTACAGCCAATGTTCCGGTCACACCGGTAGAAAGCGGTAACCCCGTTGCATTGGTCAGCGTTGCAGCAGACGGTGTGCCAAGATTTGGCGTCGTCAAGGCAGGAGACGTTGAAAGCACGACGCTGCCAGAGCCCGTACTTGTCGTAACCCCCGTGCCCCCATTTGCAACAGGCAGCGTGCCCGTCACACCCGTGGTCAACGGCAATCCGGTCGCGTTCGTGAGAGTCGCGGCCGACGGAGTGCCGAGGTTCGGCGTCGTCAAAGCAGGGGACGTGGAAAGCACCACGCTTCCCGATCCAGTGCTCGTTGTTACGCCGGTACCGCCATTGGCCACTGGCAGTGTGCCAGTGATGCCCGTGGTTAGCGGCAGCCCCGTCGCGTTCGTCAGCGTCAAGGCCGAGGGTGTTCCCAGATTCGGAGTAGTTAACGTCGGAGACGTCGACAAGACCACATTGCCTGTTCCCGTACTGGTCGTAACACCAGTACCGCCATCTGCAACAGCCACCGGAGTGGTGGGATAGCTCGTCGCAAGCTCGATGTCCGTACCGTCGCAGACAAGAATGACTTTCTTGCCATTGGCCACAGAAACACCCGTCTGGCCCGATACCTTGACGGTGACCTGCCCAGAAGCGGTGTTGTTGTAGATGAAGTACAGCTTCCTCTTGGCCGGAACAATCAGGTTTGTGGCCGCACCGCCCGTGCCCGTGAGCTCGATGTACATGTTTCGAGCAACGCCCGTCGCACCATCCGGGATGGTGATCGTCGTGTCCGTTCCCGTAGCCACCGCCTGCGTGACGTAGCCCGATACGGCCTGCTCCAGCAGCGTTCCGAGGTTGCTATTGGTAATGTCGCCCCAAGTGTCGGACTTTTCGCCCGTCACCATGAGCTCCAGGCCAAGGTTTGTGCTGTAAGTACTAGGCATTTCTCAATCCTCTAGGCCGCTATCGGCGTCCAAATATTCGTTTGCGAATCATCCACAGGCGTCCAAATACCGCCCTGCGCGTCATCGACCACGGTCCACGGGCCGGTTGGGCCAGGGATAATATTACTCCAAATCGTGACTTGACCGACTTGTCCAGTTGCCTGTACGCCCGTGACGAACACATCGGCATTGGCCGCGATCGCAACAGAGCCAACGGATCCCGTCGCCTGCACGCCCGTGACCAGTACAAACGTCGTGACGACGATATCCACCGTACCGACTTGGCCGGTGGCGGAGACTCCGGTGGGCAGTACATTGGCAGATCCGGTGACGGCGACCGTCCCCACTGCTCCTTGGGCCGTGAGCCCTGATACAGGAACCTGCGCGTCGGCGGATACCGCGACAGTACCGACTTCGCCGGTTGCGAATACTCCGGTGACATTGGTATTGGCGTCGGCGGTGACCGCAACACTGCCCACGGCTCCCGTTGCTTGGACGCCGGTGACGAAGACTTCGATGCCGGCGAATACCGTGACGGTGCCAACCTCGCCTGTGGCGAAGACACCTGTGACGGGGACGTTGGCGTCAGCGGTGACGGCGGCCGTGCCGACTTGACCAGAAGCCTGAACGCCTGTGACGTCGACGTTCGCTGCGCCGGTAACGGCGACAGATCCGACCTGACCAGTGGCGAAGACACCCGTGACAAGGACATCGGTGCCGGCTTCGACAGCAACCGTACCGACCTGACCAGAGGCCTGTACCCCGATGAGATCGACATTGGCAGCGCCCGTAACCGCAACGGTGCCAATAGCCCCCGTCGCCGCAACGCCTGTGACGTTAACAGCAACGTTGACCCCACCCTCCAGCCCTGTGGAGGAAATCGGGGCGGAGGAAAGTGGGGAAAAACCAAGCACTACTTAGTCCTCGGAATCCTGCGGGACGACTTCAGGTGCTACGATATCAAATTCGTTACTGATTGCGGCAGAGGCGGTCACAGGCGTAGGCTCCAAAACCATTTCCGGTATGTCGTCTACCGGCGCAGTCAGCGAATACTCGCACTCCACCCACGCCATCTCGCTGTGGTTCCAGTTCCATTGGTAGCCGGGACGGTCAACAGGCTTAGGGTCGCGCACGACCCACTCGCCGTTTAGCCACGCAACTTGCTTACCCTCTGGCGCTTCGGGCTTGGCCGGAACTTCGTACCAACCCTTGTTGTTGTCGATGACTTCGACCGGGTAATGGCCTTTGAAACTATAAAGAGTCATGTGTCACCTTACAGGGTCAAGAACGCCGTAGTCGGCGGGGTGAAGTTGCTGGTGTAACGGGCGATGCCTTTGGTGATGCGAAGGTCGTTGATGTAGCCGGTAAAGTAAGATGGCGAACCGCCAATCGTAAATCCATTAGAAGCAATCAACGGCCTGTTAGCAGAGTTTAAATAAACGTTGCTATCAGAGTAAGTGCTGCCAGATTGAATGCCATTAACAAACATCTTGGTTGAGCCAGAAAAGCGACAGATTGCAAGATGAACCCAAGCGTTTGTTGGGATGGCTGATCCACCTATAATTCTATCGGCAGCATTTACAAACAGAACAGGGACGCCAGTACCTAAATACCAAGTAATGTATGCCCCAGAGGTTGACGTTGGTCGCCAATCCAATAGCATTGCAGATTGGTTGGTTGCGGAATAAACCCACATCTCAACCGTCCAATCTCCGCTACCAAAAGCGTACAAATCTGAAGTTGCTACGTTGGGAACAAGGTAATCCCCCGTCCCATCAAAATACATTGACGACCCGCCGAACTTGCTCTGCGTCGTGCTGATCTGCGCGTTGCCCACCGTCTCAAGGTCGTTCTTGGACGTAGCGTCGTAGATGCCTGCGTTGGTGTAATTAAGCAGGAATTGGGTGTTAGAAATGGCAGTAGGTGGAGCGGTCGGAGGCGTAAACGATCCGGTATAGACCGCCGTGCCTTTGACCATTCTTACGCCCGATAAGTAGCCGAGCCAAAGGTTTGAGTTAGTGCCAGCGCCGGTTCTTCCCACTACGGCGTATTGATCTGTAAAGTTGGTTGAGGAAGATACCGAACCGATTGAAGTTCCGTTGATGTAAATGGACAACGTAGAGCCATTGCGAACAACAGCCCAATGCACCCAAGTGTTTAAAACTGCCGTTCCAGCAGGCTGTAAAATTGTTCCATTTACGTCAATCGTATATCTACCAATTGAATCAATATAAAAAAGCAGCCCCGTGCTTGATGGATAGGTGTTAATTGTTGAATAAAGCGCAGCACCACCGTTGTATCCGGTGCAGTAATGCCAACCATCTATCGTAAAGTCTCCAGAACCAAGCGCAAGATTGGCGTTTGTTCCCGCCTGTAAGTAATCGCCCGATCCATCAAAATACCCACTCCCGCCATACGTCGCTGCACTCCACGCTGCCGTGGGGTTGAACGGGCTGAAGGCTTGGATGGATGGGGAGCCGGTTACAGTAATTGCATATGCGTTGCTACTATTGTCAACAAAACGATTAGATTGACATGATAAAAATACGGTTCCTGCGGCTGCTGAAAATGGCGTGGTGCTAGGAGTAAAGTTTCCACTATAAATAACGCTATTAGATACACGCGCATTGGAAACATAGCCAGTTAAGTTATATGACCCCCAATTTGCCCCAACTTTTAGAGTTGTGTTACTAGCATTTTGAGTAACTGATGCGCTCGCTACACTTGTTCCATTTACATATAGCGTAATTGTTGACCCGTTATAGGTCATTGCAACGTGAGTCCAAACATTTAACGTCGGAGTTAATGACGAAATGGCTTGTGTGCCACCAATTTGAACTGCCCATTTTGCGCCAGAACTACTTTCAATTCCAATCCATGTGCGGCCTGCATCGCCCACACCAGTACCTTGAGCCAAAATAGTTTGAGTGGCTGAAGAAGACGTTACAAACGCCCATGCTTCAATGGTAAATGAACCAGTAGGAATTACTTGAGAAGAACTTGTAACTAAATTACTGCTCCCGTCAAAATAGTTACCCCACCCCGTCTGCGAGAACGGCGAGAACGTACCCTGCGTCGTGTTGCCGTTGCGGGTGATTGTGAAGTTGTTGGTAGACGAGTCAAGGAACGTATTGTTCTGCGCTCCGTTGGTGCCGTTACCGGGCAGCAGGAGAGTGGTGTAGTAGAAGTACGGATCGGCAGACAGCGTGACCGTACCGCCGATGTCAGGGAATGCAGCCGTTGGAGGCGTGAAGTTGTAGGGATAGCGGCCTACGCCCTTGCTCACACGAACATCATCAATGTAGCCGTTAAGCCCAACAGTCCCAACATAACCGTCTACACCAGCAGCGCCGATCATAGGACGATTTGCTGCGTTTAAATACGAATTAGTGTCCGCATAAGTTGAACCAACTTGCGTTCCATTGATAAATAACTTGGTTTGTCCAGCGACACGGCACAACGCAATGTGATACCAAGTGTTAGTTGTTACCGCACTTGAAGCCGTAATCCGCGCCGCAGAATTCGTATAAAAAATGATTGATGTAGTGCTTCGGTAAATTGACGGGTATAACCCGTCTGGGCCTCTTGAATCGTAAATAAATCCGTCGCCTGACGTTGAATTGAAGTAAGCCCAGCATTCAATCGTAAAGTCGCCCGTCCCAAATGCAAATTGCTGTACTGACGGAGGATAGGTAACAAGGTAATCTCCCGTCCCATCAAACGCCATAGACCCCGTGCCGTACTTCTTGACCGAGGTGCTGATCTGGGCATTGCCGACCGTCTCGTAATCCGCATCGGCAGCGTTGTCGAAGATACCGGCGTTGGTGAAGTTGGTTAGCAGTTGGGTGTTTGTGATCGCTGTAAGCGGCGCTGTTGGAACGGTCAGCGTTGATGCTGTTGCATTGTACGGGCCAGCGCCCTTGATAACGCGAACGTCTGACAAAAAACCAAGGTACGGGAAACTGCTACCACCGGCTCTTGCACCAATACTCGGCCCGTTGTTGCCGTTGTTGATTGTGCTGGAGTATGCAGTCGTACCAAACCGAGTTCCGTTAAGATAAGCCGACAAAGTGTTGCCGGTACGAACCATTGCAATATGGTTCCATTGATTCAACGGATAAGAACTTGTTGTGAGGGTCGTTACCGTGCTGCTGGAAGCGACTTGGCAGTACAAGGTTCCAGAAAAGTAAATTATCTCCCACGCCGAATTCGTGTCAGGGCTTGACCATGCGCTGACAATAACTCTATCGCCGGTTGACGTTGGGTAGAAAAACGCCTCAACGGTGAATTCACCGCTACCAAAATCAAATGCTGCGTTATCTGGAACCGTAATGTAATCCCCACTCCCATCAAAGTAACCGCTGCCACCGACCGCGCTAGTGCTGTAGGCCGTGGTGGGGTTGAAGGGGGAGAAGGGTTGGACGGATGGGGTTCCGCTTGTAGAAATAGCAAAAGCATTACTACTGTTGTCAACGAAACGGTTTGACTGACAGGTAAGGACTTTTGTTTCCGTGCCTTGCGGCGGGTTCTGACCACCGGAGGTTGCGCCAAGCGCTACAGTTGGCGGGGTGAAGTTTGAAGTGTAAACAGCCCGACCGTTGACATACCGATAGTTAGAGATGTACCCCTTGTACGGCACATTATCGTTTGAGCGGTCGCCAATGATTAACGGTTCAGAACCTTGGTTGATGGAACTTGTGTATGTAATCGTTGAGCCAACTTGTTGACCGTTCCAAAAACAACGTAAAGACCCAGATGCGCGAGAAACTGCAACGTGGTTCCATGATCGAATTGGCGCTGCGGTTCCAATGCTGAATGAATTGTTTGTTTCAGTTGAGCCAGATAGCAGAGTTAAAATGACGTAATAAATCCCACTATCTAAGTTGATTGCAAATTGATGTTGGTCGCCAGAACTCGCCGGGGTTCTGTAAATGGCGCTAATAAAACGGGCTGTTGTGCCAGAAAAGTCGTCTATGTTGATAAACGCTTCAATCGTAAAATCGTTTGTCCCGATATTGAATTGGGAACTATTTGATATAGAAAAGTTACTTCCTGACGGAAAATAGTTGCTCCACCCCGTCTGACTAAACGGGCTGAACGAGCCTTGGGTGGTGTTCCCGTTGCGCGTAATGGTAAAGTTGTTGGTGCTAGAGTCCAGAAACGTATTGTTCTGGGCGCCGTTAGTCCCATCGCCGTGAAGCAATGAGGTGACGGAGTAGAAGAACGGATCTACCGGGACGGCTTGGCTACCACCTAGCAAAAACAGGATGGGCGCTGTCATTGGTTAGCTCACGTTGCCGCTGATAATGCAGACAGTACCAGACAAAAACAGGATCGTGGCTATGCCACGCGTAGCCAAAGTCACCGTCGCCTTGTCCGTATCCGTACCCGCAATGTATGCCGTCGTGATCGTGCAAGTAATCGTGATGTTGCCGCTGGTGTTATTGGCCACGGCAATGACATCGCCTTCAGCAAACGTCGCGTCCGGGATCGTGATCGATCCGCCAGATCCGACCTGCACGTACTTGCCCACGTCAGCCGTGGCCAACGTGTACGATCCGGTCTTCGTGCCGACAGCGGGGGCGTTTAGGTACCCGAGCGTCGCCGTGCTCTGCGGGAGCGTGTACACGTACGTGGACGCGGCTGCGGGAGGGTTGAGCGTGGCCGTGCCGGAGCTCGAACCGTTGATCTTGACGCCCTTGCTAAACGTAGTGACCTGAGACGCATCGACCGAAATGGCAGTTGTGCCTCCCGTCTTAATGTCCAGGACGGAGGTTGAGTCAGCCGTCGATATGATCCCGTTCTGAGCATTAATTACGTTAGCCATGTCTTACTCCTGCGGAACCAAGACCCACGATTGCGTGGCCTCGTCCCATGAATACATCTTGCCATCGGC